TCTGCAAAAGCTCGACGCCTCAAAGGCGGCTATCGGCGTCGACCTCTTTGCCCCGCTTGAAGGCCCGCTGCGCACGCTGACGCAGGAGGCGACGCAGTTCCTGCAGACCATCGATCAGTGGCTGCAGGATAACCCGACGCTGGCGAGCGGCATCGCCACGGCGGCGGCGGTGGCGCTGACCTTTGTCGGCGCGCTGGGCGCTATCGGCATGGCGGTCTGGCCGGTGGTCAGCGGCGTCGGCGCCATTATGGCCGGAGTCGAGATCCTTGGCGGCCTGTTCACCGTGGTGGGCGGCGCGATCGTCAGCGCCATCGGCGCCATCACGCTGCCGGTAGCGGCTATCGTCGCGGCTATCGTCGGCGGCGCGCTGCTGATCCGCCAGTACTGGGAACCCATCCGCGCCTTTATTAGCGGCGTCGCGCAGGGGTTTTCCGCCGCGATGGGGCCGATCGGCGACGCCTTTGCGCCGCTGCAGCCGGTGTTCGCCTGGGTGACGGACAAGATCAAGTCGGTATGGAACGGCTTTACGCAGCTGCTGGAGCCGGTAAAAGCGACGCAGGAGCAGCTGGCCGCCGCCGGCGATATGGGAAAAAGCTTCGGCAATATGCTCGCCGAGGCGCTAAAGATCCCCGGCCATGCGCTGCATCAGCTCACCAGCGGCATCGACTGGGTGCTGAACAAGCTCGGCATCGCCAGCAGTAAAAGCAAACAGCTGAAGGCGGATCTGCCGCCAGACACGACGGCCGCCGAGAACGACGCCGCGCCCGCCGCCAGCGGGCTGCAAAGTAACCTGCTGGCCAGCGGCCCGAGCTACCGGCCGGTCGTCGCGCCCGCCGCGGGCAGCATGACGCAGCAGAACGCTTACACCAGCAATATCACGGTGAATGCGCCAGCTGGCATGGATGCTCATGAGATTGGACGGGTTGTGCAGCAGCATTTTGCTCAGCAGCAGTTCGAGCAGCAAAACCGGCAGCGCAGCGCCATGACAGGAGGATTCTATCCATGATGATGATCTACGGCATGCTGCCCTTTATGCGGCAGACGCTGCCCTATAACCAGCTGATACACAGCAGCGGCTGGAACTGGACCAGCAACAGCCGCGTCGGCAGACGCCCCGCAGCGCAGTTTACCGGCAAAGGCAGCGACAAGATCTCCCTGAGCGGCGAATTGCGCCCGGAGCTGACCGGCGGCCCGGTTAAGGCGCAGGCGTTTCAGCTGCTGGCCGACGAAGGGCGCGCCTGGCCGCTGATCGGCGGCGACGGCACCATCTACGGCATGTACGTCATCGAGAGCTTTAAGACGACGCACAGCGATTTCTACGCCGACGGCAGCGCGCGCGTGATTGCCTTTACCCTCGATCTGCTGCGTGTCGACGAGTCGCTGGTCTCGATGTTCGGCGACCTGAAAGCGCAGGGCAGCGCGCTGTGGGCGAAAGCGGAAGCGGTGGCGGGAGGCTTCTCACTGTGAGTGAACTCGGCGCGATGGCGATTAAGGCGGGCAGCCGGCCGGCGCCCGATTTTATGCTGTGGATCGGCAGCAAGGATGTGACGCCCAATCTGCGCGATCGGCTGATCTCGCTGACGCTTACCGATAACCGCGGCTTCGAAGCGGATACGCTGAACCTTGCTCTGGACGACAGCGATGGCCTGCTGCAGCTGCCGCAGCGCGGCACGGTCGTGTCGCTGTTCCTGGGCTGGGCTGGCCAGCTGCACAACAAGGGCGACTATACGGTCGATCAGGTGAGCCACGGCGGCGCGCCCGATGTGCTGACCATTGTGGCGCGCAGCGTCGATTTTCGCGGGGAGCTGGGCAAGGCGCGCGACCTCTCTTACCACGACGCCACGCTGGGCGGCATCGTGACGCAGATTGCCCAGCGCTGCGGGCTGATTTTGCAGATGGCGGACGGGTTCGCCGGGATCAAGATCGATCATATCGATCAGACCCACGAAACCGATCCCAGCTTTGTCACCCGCCTGGCGCAACGCTATGGCGCGGTCGCGGTTATCAAAGCGGGGCGGCTGCTTTTTTTGCGGCCCGGCAGCGGCCAGTTAGCCACCGGCAGCGCCATACCCACGGTGGCGCTGACGCGCCAGGATGGCGATAAACACAATTTTACTGTTGCCGATCGCACCACTTATAGCGGCGTGCAGGCGCGATGGCTCTCAATAAAAGAGGCGAAAACGCATGTGGTGCAGATGCAGCGCAAGGTAAAGGCCGCGAACGATGCTGCGGTCGCTCATCCTGATGCGCAAAGCGCGCCGCGGCTAACGGGTAATCAGGAAGGGGATTATCTTTCCGGCGCGAAAGAGAGCCTGCTGGTGCTGCCGGACGTCTTCAACAGCGAAGAGGCGGCGATGCAGGCGGCGCAGGCGAAGTGGAACGAGATTCAACGCGGCGCGGCTCACTTTACCTTTCAGCTGGCGACAGGACGCGCGGATCTCTATCCTGAGACTCCGGTCAGGGTCAGCGGCTTCAAAGCGGCGATTGACGCCAGCGCCTGGATAATCAGTAAAGTGACGCACAATCTGAACGTGACCGAGGGTTTTACCACGATCCTGGAGCTGGAAAAAGACATCACGGATGTGGAATATGTGAGAGTTAACTAACATATAGTTAATTAATTTGCTTTTTGTGAGTTGATTGCGCGATAATGAACGCGACAACTACTGAGGAACTCACAAATGATGCATTGCCCGCTGTGTCAGAGCGCTGCCCACACGCGCAGTAGCCGTTACATCTCTAACGAGACCAAAGAGCGCTACAACCAGTGCCAGAACATCAACTGCAGCTGCACCTTTAAGACGCACGAGAGCGTGACCGGCATGATCGTGACGCCAGGTAAAGTCGAGAAGGTGGCGATAGCGAAGAAGCAGCCTGAGGTGCGCGCCTGAGCGTTTGAAAAGCAAAGCCCGCGTAAGCGGGTTTTTTTATGGCGGCAGCGCCGCCTCTTGGAGTTCGAGTTCTGGCGATAAGTGTATGGGGTAGCAGCCTTGGTGAATTCGCCATAAGCGTAGCCAGGTTACCACTGGCAAGGCTTAATGAGCTTAGGGGGGACTTTACGAAACTGAAATTTATACACTCTGGCGGGTCTACTGATCTGGTCGTTCAGGCAGCATTTTCCCTATGAAATAGACAACGGTGATCGTCAGGCCAATTGCGATCAGCCGTTCATGCCATGTGTCGTAATGGAAAAACCAGTAACTGCAAAGCAGAACTAATAACCCACCTATTACAGCACCAGATACCTCAATGAAGGTAAAGAGGATGCGCTTACCGATACTAAGTTTGTGAGAGTTGGCAACTTTGATAACCCTACCGACGTCAAAAACCAGTTTTTGGCGTCGGTAGGGTTGAACAAGGAGCGCAGTGAGGGGTTAGCTCATTTTTGCTTATTAATTGACTGCTTGCAGAGTTATACCCTTACCCGTGATCAATGCTCATATTCATTATTAAAAGGATTTTAAAATGAATGAAGATGAAGGGTTAACATTAGCTTTATCACCCGTGCAAATAGCGGCTATCGTTCGCCGCAATACCATTAGCGAAGGTGAAACCTTAAGTAACCGGCTTTGGGGGGGCTTAGGTGTTGTCAGTGGCGTTGCGGAGATCTTCGGGGCTGGCGTTTTGTGTATTGTGCCTGAACCAACCATGATAACTAAAGCCGGATGTGTTGTCGTTGGTGCTCATAGTCTGGATACGCTTAATGCTTCTTTAAAACAGGTCTGGACCGGACGTAAAACGGAAACGGCAACTGCCCAATTAATTGAAATGGCTGCTGGTGAGTTAGCGGCTGATCCGGCTACTGCTTATAAAGTCGCAGTAGCAGTTGATCTTGCCGTACCGTTCATTTTTGCTTCGGCAGCAGGTGCTGCGCGAGTCGGCACCGTATATTCCGGTCGAATCAGGCTAATGGATCATGAAGGCGGAACCTTGGGCCATACGATTGCGCGTCACGTTGGGCAGACTGATGAACAGATGATAGCCCGACTTGTCGCCCCAAGAGCACCCTCCCGTGCTAGCACATTCTATAATATCAAGCATGCTGAGTTACTCATTTCAGAAGCTCTTTCAGTAAAAAGTCATCAAATTGAAAGTGCGTTGAAATATATGCAACCAGGATCACGACTCGGGCTGGATCATCGTTTTCACATTCCTGTCGGCCGATATATCGATAAAGGCACAACAGTCGTTAAAAAGGCATATGCCTTGAGGATAATCATTGAAGCTATGCAGTTCGGTGACAAGACATACTATCTCGTTACGGCTTATCCAGTACCATAGGAGGAATTATGGACATCAATATCGAAAAGCCTTGTGAGCTGGATAATTTGATCCTCATATACTTTGGCCAAGACTGCGATATATTCGACGAGAATTTTGATTTTGATAACTTGCTCAATGAATATCTTAATACCTCATCTGCTTTTTCTTTGAGAATGTTGCTTGCAAACTTAGTTGAACTGAATAATCAGGCTGATCGATTTGAGGTTTTACTTGCCCGCTATGGTGGTGAATTTTCGCCAGAGCGCTGGGATCTGACTGCTCAGGAGTGGCTGAATATCATTAACCAACGTCTCCTTGAATACATGAGAGAGAAAGGCTACTCAACTGAGTTATCGCGTTACTGACGTTTGTAAGCCTTAGCAAATTATGAAATAGGCATATAGCACGATGTCAGGACGGAGTGCATGACTATGGTGCATGGATTTGCATGATCACAAATGGATCGTTTTCGCTCCGGTCCGCCAGTTCTGGCGGGCTTTTGCTATGGCCATGCACCCGCATGAAAAAGAATGTCTCTAAGATGAAGTTCTTAATGTTTTAATCATGAATAATATTATAAATCAATAAATTATAACAATAACTGACGAATGAAGGTGCTGAAATATGGTGCCAATAGAAATATTACTTCAGATTGGATATTCTCAACGTTGAACATTATTTGCTTACAAGGAAAATGTATGGACGCAAAGCAAATTGTACGTGGGATCGTGGATGGTATTTCCAGTATGCCAGGTCTTATGCATCATGGGGTGATAAGAACGTGGCAGGAAGCGGGCTTGCAGGCGGTGCTATCAGGGACAGAAACCAGCGAGAGACAGAGCGTTTTATCAGGCTTATCCGAGCTGTGGGAAGTAAAGAAGAACCCATACGCCGTTTAATAACCCTCGTCATGACGGATTTCTATAAAAAGTTAAATGACGCAGGAAAAGAAGCGATAAATAACCAGCTGGCTTATGGTGCTGGACATTTAGGCGGAAAAACAGGGGCACAGTTTGGGATCGCTTATACAGCAGGTTCGCTGATGATTAGAAAGGCAACATCTGCTGTGGTTTATCGTGAATTTGTGCGTTTCAGTGTTTCAGTGCCCTTGAACGTATTGATGTGGCAGGGACTCATTGAGGAAGCGGCTTTGGCTTCAAGACGTATGCAGCGAAATTATCCACAAACCTACTTTAGAGTTTCACCTCAAAATCTTGATATGGTCTATTTTCTTGTTGAAAATCAGCTGGAACCTTATATCAGATACATCAATAGCAATCCTGTGATATGTAAAGGCATTGAGAATGAACTCTGTAAAATCCTCTCTAAGTAAAATTGCCAGGTTCGTTGGGATAGGTACATCCCATATTCTTGCTGCCACTATCACAGGTGTTGCCTCAATCGCAGCGTTCCTTTCATTGTTCTTATTTGAAAGTGGACTGATAAAGCTGGTGGGTTTTATTGGATTCTTATTGCTTGGCTACCTACTGACTTTGGGGTTGGCCCTCCTGCGAGGGGAACGTTAAAGTAATACACCTACTCTTTAATAGAACCACGAAAATATTCGTGGTTTTTTTCCGAATTCTGAAAATCTTCTACGAGTACTCCCGGTGGTGACAACTGACGCGCTCCCGCGATGGAGGCAATTATTTTCATGAGAGGACGAAAAGGGGGACATTGAGTACCAGAAACAAAAAAGCCACCCTATAAGATGTGGGTTAACTTCATGATTTCAATAATTAAATTTGGTGGTCCCTGCTGGATTTGAACCAGCGACCAGGCGATTATGAGTCCCAATTTGAAGTGATTAAAATCAGTAACATACTGATTTTTATGTTTTCTTTAGGCCGTATAGTGATGAAAAGTGGCACATAGCGTTACGCTCTGCTGCCAAATCTATAGGAAAGCATTAACGAGCTAAGAGCCAGGCCCAATCAGGATTGTTAAGGATACGATAGAAAGGTTTCAACCGACATTGAACATAACTAATGATCGCTGACTCGCTCATGGTAGAGGCTTTTGAAGGGTACTCTGGCCCCCAATCATCAAATAGTTCTTCGTGTAAGCCATAATAATGCCAGGTGATACTACTGGCTATGCGAGAGGCAGGAGACAATGGAAATGCTGGCATTTGATGCAATCTAAGTTCAATTTCTTTTGATGATTCAGCATGAAGCAAGAGCCAAGTTTTTATTTTCAACCATATTACTGAACTCTCTCCAAGACTGGGCTTGAAAATGTTATTTTCACGCATATATGCTAAAAGATAATGTTCAACCTCATAAGAGTCAGGTTTTTTATCCAAATTAAGAGAGGCAAGAATTAAAAGTGTATCAGATTCATTGCCAAATATTATTTCTCTTTCAGCCCATTCAGTGATTTTTTTATCGTAATCATCAATTTTATAGGCTTCAAACGCATTGCCATATGTTTTCAGGCATAAGATTTCGTGCAGATTATATTCGTATTTTTTATCGTCCATAAATTTCTTACATCCTATATCATTTCGTTCTACTAAGGGGGATCTAGAGACAACGCTTCTGATAAATAATCCGGTGCAAAGTGTGCGTACCGCATCGTTACCTTGATATCTGTATGCCCCAATATTCGCTAAAGCACAAGTATGTTGCCGCCGTTCATCATGAAATGAGAGGCGAAGGACGTGTGTAAGCTGCCCCGGGGGTGTTTCGATGCCTGCGCGCTGCATTACCTTTCTGAAAGCTGAATAGCATGTAGCAAAGAGTGGCTGCGCTTTTCTGCTTGATGACAGCTCAGCCTGCAACTTCTCAGTGATTGGCACTGCACGCTTTTTCTTACCTTTAGTTTTTACGTAAATTATTTGCCCTGCGCGAATCTGGTTCCCTTACAAACCCTCTGCTTCACTCCAGCGTACTCCAGTAGCCAAGCAAATTTTAACGACTGTAGTTAAATCCTTAGAACGGTTACTCTCACATTCAGCAAGTAACGTACGTATCTCATTAATAGTGAGATAAGCCATCTCCAATTCACTGATTTTAAACTCGCGCACATTCTCAAGCGGATTTTGCACGGTCTATTCATCCAAATGGCGCAGCTCATTAAACATCGCTCGGAAATAAGCCAATTCTAAATTCACAGTGCGAGGCGTTACCGCCTTCACTCGACTCGAGCGGGTGATCTTTCCGCTTAACCGCTGCTCGCGGTAGGACGCAAAAGTTTTCGCGTTAAACTGGTTAGCAAGTGGTTTCCCATTGCCTCGCAGGTGAACGCCATTATTGTCCGCTGCTTCTCACCATCCGCCAACGTAATGCCGTGCGTGTTGAACCACAATTCAACTAGCTTAATCACCCGCCGTTTATCTGCCTTCTCACTCAGCTATGGCTTATTTTGAGCCTGCTCTTTTACGAACTTCTCATTAGATTGAGGTTCGCCTTCGTCACAAACTGGCGGCGTATCCGGTTGGTCTGGCCGTCGCGCATGATCAGGGCCGAATTGATTGGTGGCGGCGAAAGATGATGAACAGTGCTGTGCATCATGCACGATGTACGTTTAAATCGCACGAAACTGTAGCAAACATTATTATGAACTCAGTAAATGTGAAACCTGTTCTGTCGCATCCTGCCGAAGTGTGCAAGGCCCACTCTGGATGTCAACGAATCCCATTAAACCCGCTCAAACTGGTTTTTTATTTCTCCTCGAAAAAGTCTGCTGCCCTTTTGCTGCCACTAACTTCAGGCCAACAAAAAAGCCACCCTTAACGGTGGCTTTATCATGCTGATCACACAGCTTAAATTTGGTGGCCCCTGCTGGGTTTGAACCAGCGACCAAGCGATTATGAGAACTATGCGCAGCAACGGAAAAACAATAGTTTGCGTTTAAAGTCATTCACATATTGTGACAACGAGAGCCTCTATTTGCCATCGTTAACCATCTCTACCGCCACTTTACCGCCACTTGTAGCCAGCGGGTTTAGCTTTGCTGCTTCTTCTAAATGGTCTGGCGCGAAGTGGGCATAGCGCATTGTCATCTTGATATCTGTATGCCCCAAAACGCGCTGTAAAACTAAAAGGTTTCCGCCGTTCATCATAAAATGACTTGCAAAAGTATGGCGTAAAACATGCGTAAGCTGGCCTGCAGGTAACTCAATTCCCGTTCTTTCTAATGCTGAGCGAAATGCGCCGTAACAATCTGAGAATATTCTGCCGGTCTTATTATCAGGGATGATTTTATAAATATCCTCAGTGATGGGGACTGTCCTGTTTTTTCGGCCCTTAGTTTTTGTAAAGGTGATTTTGTATTTAGTGATCTGACTTCTTCTCAGACCCTCGGCTTCTGACCAGCGCGCGCCAGTTGCGAGGCAAATTTTTACCAAAGCTTCTAATTCTTTGTATTCGCTCTTTTTGCATTCAGACAACAAGCAATTAATCTGCTCATGAGTGAGCCAGGCCATTTCGGATTCTTCGGTGCGGAATGGCCGTACGTGTTTTAGAGGATTATCACCTTTCCATTCACCTAATCGGCTTAGCTCGTTAAACACGGCGCGGAAATAGGCAAGCTCTAAATTAAGCGTGCGCGGCGAAACTTCGGTTACACGATTTGAGCGAGCAAAATCACCTTTCAATCTGCGCTCACGATAGCGAGAAAACATCTGCGCATCGAAATCTTTAGCCAGCGGTTCACCCATACATTCAAAGGCATGATTCATGGCTTTCTGTCGCTTCTCACCATCCTTTAAGGTGATCCCGTGCGCGCCATACCAAGAGGTTATCAAGTCCTTCAGTGTGCGACGGTCTTCTTTTTCCTCATGCCAGGGCTGTTGAACCTTATGCTGCTCGTAGGCGATTGCCTCACCTTTGGTGGCGAATTTGGTGCGAGTGCGCCTGCCGTTGTGATAAATCTCGCAGAGCCAGCCGCCGGAGGGCAATTTCCTTACTGACATTAAGCAACCTCTTTGAAAATACCAACGACACGCCCCAAAACCTTGATCTCATCCATCCCACATTCGAAAGAAACTTTCCCGCCAGCAACATGCAATTTCTTACCGGGAAGAACAGTTAATTCTCGTACGCTGACTACTCCATCCACATCAATAAGCTTAAGGCCATCTGTGACGGTCGGGCTCTCATCGACAAAGTAAAGGGAAGATTCGGCCGCAATACACCTGAGATTTTCCAGATCATAAGAAGAGTGGCGAGTGTCTAATTTGTAGTCACCAGAAGCCTGTAATTTGCCTTCACTCAATGTGAATTTTTTAAGCGAAGCAATACCATTTTTCGGTGGTCCGCCGGGCGAGTTGGCTTCGGGCTTCTCGCCTTCCCCTGTCAGAATCCAGTGAAGATCTACGCCCGTTTCAAGAGCGCAAATCGCCGCAAAATCATATGAAACGCTATCTCGTGAATAGCGATTCGATAAAGAACTAGCTGCAATATCGAAGTGGCTCGCCAGCTGGATTTTTTGGGTAAAGCCATAGACAGAGCAGATTCTGTCAAGGATTTGCACGTTGTCTAACTTCGATACATCGAATTTCATTTGTTTATCCGTATTGACCGATTAGCTAATCGGTAGTAAATTTCGGTTTATCGAAATGCACTGATGGCAAACGTTGGCAAAACTAGGCAATCAGTGACAATCATTGGCTAACTGGGAATGATGCAATATGGCTTCTGAAATCGCAATCATCAAAGTGCCAGCCCCTGTCGTAACTGCTGAGCAGTTCGCAGAGCTGGAAGGTGTTTCCCGTCGTACCGTTTATCGCTGGACTACGGGCGATAACCCACAACTGCCTATTGAGCCTCGCATCATCCGTAAAGGCTGCAAGAAGGCAGGCGGCCCGATTCGTATCTACTACGCACGCTGGAAAGAAGAGCAGTTGCGTAAAGCGTTCGGGCATTCCCGTTTCCAGCTCATTATTGGCGGCTAATTCACATTAAGTGAATAGGGAGATTCGCACATGTTTGATTTTAAGACTTCCACCCATAACCACTATGACGACGCCTGCCGCAAGTTTGCACTGACGCACAACATGACGGAGCTGGCACAGCGGGCAGGTATGAAAGTGCAGACCCTGCGCAACAAGCTTAACCCGGAGCAGGTGCATCAGCTGACCGTTCCTGAAGTGCTGTTGCTTACCGATCTGACTGAAGACGCAACGCTGATGGACGGCATGCTGGCGCAGCTACAGTGCCTGCCGTGCGTGCCGGTTAATGAGCTGGCAAAAGAGAAGTTTCCGGCGTACGTGCTGAAGGCGACTGCTGAAGTCGGGCATATGGCCGCTAACGCCGCGAACCCGGAACGCATTACAGCAACCTGCCGTCGCGGCATTCTTGAAGCGGCCAATACCGGGATCCGCTGCATGATGCTGGCCGCGCTGGCCGTGCAGAACCGCGTTCACTCCAACCCGACTTTAGCCTCAACCGTTGACGCTATCAGCGGGCTGGGTGCTTCGATTGGCCTCAGCTGAGGGCGCACGATGATTTCATTTGCGGCACGCCTCAAACGTCAGAGCCCGTCGATGTCATACGGGCATGGCTGGATTATGGGTGAGAACGGCAAGCGCTGGCATCCGGTACTGAGCCAGCAGGCACAGGTAAAAGAGCAAAGAGGTAAAACATGGCTATCGAAGGCGATTCAATGCTGGTCGGGCTTACTGCAGGCCAACGGGTTTCGGCGCTGAATCACGTTGCCTTAATCCGCGCGCAGCTGATGGGCGGAAGCTGTGAAAAAGATATGGCCCGTTTTTTTTCTGAAATGCGCGATGTGACAGACAGTAATTATCAGGACAACAAGCGCGCACTGAGTGCGATTCTCTTCCTGGCAAACATCGGTAAAGACAGGCACGAGGCTGAATTTAGTGAACTGACTACTGATGAAAGAGCGGCGCTTATTCGTGCAATGAATCATCTAAAAGCAGTCGTGAGTTTATTTCCGAAGCGAATGGCTCTGCCTAATTAAATAA